CGCGATCAGCAGCGGCCAATTGCGAGCAAAGAAATTCCACAGCCATTGACCGGCCGCGACGATCGCGTGAAAGGCCGCCTGCAGGCCCGCCCACAGCGCCGCGCCGGCGGCGCGGAACAGGTCAAAGTGTTTGACCACCAGGATGACGATCGCGACCACCGCCGCGATCGCGAGCACGATCGCGCCGATAACGAGCAGCTGGGGGCCCATCGCCGCGTTCTGAATCATCGTCACGATGGTCCAAATTTTGTACGCCGCGACGATCGCGAGAACGGCGGTAGCGAACACCATGAATAGCGCCGGGTTATTTTTCGCGAACGTCGTTACGGTGGTCAGGATCGGCAGCAGCGGGGTAAACGCCGACACCAGCGCGCTAATCGCCGGCAGCAGCGCCTGCCCGATCGACACCTGGAACGCCTTGAATTGGATACCGGCATTCTTGATCTTGCCGGCGGTGGTGTCCGCCTGCTTGGTCGCTTGCCCCCCGAATGTTTTGTTGAGATTCCCCATGATCTGCGACATGGACAGCGCGTGCCCGCTCGCATCCTTGGTCGCGACCCCCATGCGGCCCAGCGCGCCGGTCGACCCCTGAAACCCGCGCGTCATCGCTTGCGTGACTTGCGCTAGCGGCCGGCCCGTACCGGCCGACACGTCGAGCGCGGTTTTTAGCGCACCTTGCGCGCCGGTCAGCGAGTGTGTGCCGCGCAGCAGCGTCTCGAACGCCGGGCGCAGCTCGCCTTTCGATACGGCCGCCGCTTTCGACTGCGCGGTCAGAAATTTTTGTGTCGCGTCGACCTGCTGGTCGGTCGCGCCGACCACATTGTGCAGCGTGGTCGCGAACCTGGCGTTTGCTTCCTCCGCGGCCATCGCGCCCGACACCGCGCCCTGCAGAAAGTCCTTCGCTTTGGTCGCCGCGCTCGTCAGCAGGTTGCCGCCGAACACCCCCGCCATGACGGTGCCGACCTTCCCGAATTTCGAGCTCGAGGCTTGGATCGCCTGCGCGCCCTTCTGATATCCGGTGGTGTCGAGCGTTGCCCGCGCGGTGATTGTGGGATCGCTCACCGTTTACGCCTCGAGGCTTTCTCGAGCTCGCGCACGTACTTGCGTTGAAAGCGCACCAGCGCGGCGTATTCGTCGTCGCTTATGGCGTCGACGTCGCGGGGGGTGCATCGCCAGAAATGGCAGAACGCGGCGAGCTCGTCGAGCCGGCCGCGGTAGTAGGGTCCGCGGCCGCCTCATACACCGCGAACACGTCCGCGGCTTGGTCCCACGTCGGCGAATACCCCTGCCGGCGCAGCTCGAGCCACACCAGCGCCTGCGCGGCGTCAGCTTCGTCGCCCATAATGCTCTCGAGCGTGCGGCCCGTCTGCGCTTTCAGCACGCGCATCTCATTCGGCGACATGCGCGGCGTGGTGCCGACCAGCACCTCGCGCGGTAGCTGCTGCCCGTTACTCGAGCTCGCCGGCGCCTCGCTCACCTCGAGGTGTGTGTCCACGAATAACCCCCGATCGTCTTGCGCATGCTGTCGCTGACAGCCTGCCCGTACCGTGCGCCGGCGTCGCGCACCACCGGCGTCAGGTATCGGCCGTCGGCCACATACGGCCGGCCGCGCGTGCCGCCGAATTCGATCCACCCCGCATACGGGGTCGACGCGGTGACGTCAGCCGCGTGTGCGCCGGTGTCGATCGACACCGCCACGCTCGCTGACAGGGCGCCCGATACGACCGGCATACGCGACCTGACGATCGGCACCAGCGACCGCGCGGCCGCCTCGAGCGCGCGGGTGCCGTCGTCGTCGATCTTGCGGCCCAGCCGCACCAGGTCGTCGCCGAATTCCTTGGCGCCCTCGACCGTCACCTGCACGTCGTCGGCCACGCCGGTCGCCCCCTTACGCGGCCGCGCTCGAGCTCGCCGGTGCGCTCGCGGCGCCGCCGGTGCCCAGCCCGGTGGGTTCGGGGGTGTAGGTCAGCCCGCCTTGCACGTCGAGGTCGAGGTCCATGTCGCTCGCTTCGCCCACGTCGCTCGTCAGGAACGGCATCGGTGGCACCGTCACCTCCGCCGCGACGGTCGGGTTATCGACGGTGCCGACCGGCAGCGCCTCGCTTGGTGTCACCTCGAGGTGCACGGTCTGCATTTGCAGCCCGGCGAGAATGTCCCACGCGTTGCCGGCGCCGAACGATTGGAACAGCGACAGGGTGATCGTCCACCGCACCGGCCCGTAGGACCGATACGTGCCGCAAAATGTGTCGTTATCGTTGGTGTCTTGGTCGGGTTTGAATTCGACCTTGTGCAAAAAGCATGTGATATCGACACCCGGCGACGGGCCGATCAGCACCTTGGGTTTGATCATCACGAACGGCGCAACAGCAGGCACAGCACCCTCCTCAGGGAATTTCGATCGGCACCAGCACGTCGACGCGGCACGCCAGGTAGGACGTGTTCGCCAGCTCCCACAGGATCGGCCCGGTGTCGCTGGGAATCGTCCAGCCCGTCGCCGCGTCGCCGCGCAGCCGCGTCTCGGTGTAGTCGTACAGCGTTTCGAGCGTTTCGATACCGGCCGCGACGTCGATCCGGCCCGCGACGAGCATGACGAACAGCTCGCCGTACGCGAAGCACGTCGCGCGGTCGATCACCATCGGCGCCCGCCACCCCACCACCAGGCACGGCGGCACCAGCGCGTCGACGATGTTGTCGTGCACGTCGGGGTCGTCGTCGGTCGCGGGCGCCAGGAGCGCGCCCAGTTTCACGCGCGCGTCGAGTAACGAGCTCACGCGAGCCCCCACCCCTGCCGGTATGGCACCTCGCTCGCCGGCACGAATGGTTCCGCCGGCGGTGTCAGCACGCCTTGCACGGCGGTGCCGGCGGTGCCCAGCGCCGCATCGTTTGCCTTGTACCACGCCACCGCGCGCAGCACGTTGTCGCGGTTGACCAGCGCCGGCGCGTCGGGCGCCGGTGGCAGGGGGTCGTCGACGAATCGGTCGAGCGCACCGTCGAGCTCGTCGGCCGCGGCGTCGACACACGCCTGCAGCGTTTCCGCGTTGCCAGCAGTCAGCCGAACGTGCAAGGCGGCCGCGAGCTCGTCGACGGTGCAATACGCCATTACGGGCCCGGCGGTGGCGGTGGCACCACGCCCACGAACGCGGCGGGGTCTGCGAGCACCGCCGCGAACGCGCCGATAACGCCCACCTCATAACCCCCGATCGCGGGTTCGATCGCGCGCAGCTGCACCGGCGAGCCCGACGTTTCGGCCACCAGCAGCGACGCGAAATTGCCGACGACCGCGGTGCCGTCCGGCAGCCCGCCCGATATGACGATCGCGAGGCCGCCGATCGACGGGGTGCCGCCGGCCGCGAGCGATCCGCCGCCGATGTTCAGGAAGATCGGCGCCAGGTTCGACACCAGCGAGATCAGATGGAACCCCACGTCGCTCGAGCACGCGATCGCGTTCGGTCGCTTGCCGACGTTGCCGCCACCCTTGGTCGCGTCGAATATCGCGTGCGCCGCCTCCGTAATCGCGGCGACCCACCCTGCCAGGTCGTCGGTCGCGACGGTCACGGTCGGGGTCGCGGCCGCGAGCAGCGTGCCGACCACCGCCTCAGTCTGTCCGGCGTAGCTTTCCGCGCACAGCGAGAACCACAGCGCGAGCGCGTCGGGGTTCGACCACGTGACGGTCTGCCATGAGAGGTCGCCGCTGCCGATGAACGTTTCCGCCGGCAGCGTGCGCATCGCCACCGCCAATTTGGACGCGGGCCCTTCGGTCTTTTCGGCCGTTTGCTTGCCCACCGCCGGCCGCTGCGTAATCGCGGGATACGTGATCGCGCCCGACGTCAGCGCGACCGATCGGCCCAGCGCGGTCACCGGCCGGTCGGTACTGATCTGCTCGAATATCTGCGCCACGTGTTGCGGGGGAACCAGGCCCGGCACGTCGCTCGTCAGCGTGTTGGTCACACGCTGCAGCCGGTCGGTGGCGCCGGCGCGCGACGCGGGCCCGCCGGCCGCGGCCGCGATCGGATCGAAGCGCACGATCAGCTCGTCGCGTGCGTACTGCGCGAACGTCCGATAGATCGCGTCGGGGCCCGCCGTCGGTGCCGGGGTCGGCGAACGGTCGGCGCCGCTCGAGGTGCGGGCCCGCTGCAGCGTGGTGCGCGCGTCGCGGCGCGCGTCGCGGGAGTCCTCGAGGTCGACGAGCTCGCCAATTTGGGGTTCGAGCTCAGCGATACGTGTGCGGTGCCGCTGGATCACCCCGCGTTCTGTGTCGTTAGGTTCGCGCTCGTCAGCCTCAGCAGCTGCGAGCACGTCGTCGATCGCTTCATATGCGCGGTCGCGTTCGTCGACCATGCGCTCGAGCACCACGTTTCGCGGCATCGCTTACACCTCACAGCATCCGGTGTCGGTATCTGCTGCCGGTGTGTCGGCTGTGCCGGTGTGTCGCCCCGTCAGGCGGTGTGTCGGCGTGCCGGTGTGTCGGCCTATATGCCGCGCAGCCTACGCGCCCGGTGCCGTGCGGTCGCGGTAGGCCGCGATGCGCGCCTCGAGGTCGTCGTCGCGGTCAGGGCGCAGCTGCTCGAGCGCAGCCGGTCGGCGCAGGTGGTCGTCGGTGCGCACCGCCTCGACCCGGGCGCCGGCGTACGCGGCGAGCTCAGCGCGGCATAGCGCCACTTTGCGCAGGTGGCAGCCGGTGCGTAGCACCTCGCCGGTGGGCCCGATACGGGGGCGCGCGAACGGCACCGCGTCGACCGACAGGCCCGTCAGCACGCCGGCCCGAATGAGCTCGAGCGCGGTGTCGGCGCCCGGCGTCGACAGCATGCGGAACGTGCCGTGCAGCCCGTCGTCGGCATCGGCGAACGCCGCGCCGTGCCCCACCGCATTCGCGACGAGCTCGCTGTGCTCGACGTCGAGGATTACGTGGTGCGGCGCCTTGCACGCGCGCGCGAACGCGCCACGCACGAACGCCTCGCGGTACGGGGGCCCGCCGTTGTCGCTGACGTCAGCAATTTCGCCGTATGGCACGCACCGGCCGATAACGGTGCGGCCGTCACCCACCTCGAGCTCGACCGCGAACGTGCGCAGTAACGGGGTGCGATCGTCAGTCACTTGCGGCATTGCTCACCACCTCGAGGGTTACAGGTTGGGAAGGTGCCTGCGCGGCGGGGGGTTCGAGCGCAGCCGCCGCGGTGGCGGTGTCGGTCTCGCCCATCGGTGGCAGGCCCAGCACCACGTCGCGGTATTCGTCGACCGATACTGCGCCGGCGTTCAGCGCCGCTAACCACATCGTCGACAGCTGCACCGGGTCGGGGCGCAGCATCGCTTGCGGATCGAACGTCACCCACGAGCCGGCCGGTAACCATGAGCTCAGCGCGGTGTCGATCTGCTTGCTGCAGGGGTACAGCTCGGTGGTCCACCACGTCTGGAACAGCATCTCCGGGTTGGAGTAGTTCAGCCCGCCCGCTTGCGGCAGGTTCAGCAGAAACGCCGGCACCCCGAATGCGCCGGCGAGGGTTTTCGCGTCGAATTCGCGCAGCTCAAGCAGCATCATGTCGCGCGGCGAGAATGACAGGGTGGTCAGGTCGAGGTCGTCGTCGAGTACCGGCGGCGCCCCCGCCCGCGCGCTGACTGCTGCGATCCATTGCGCCTGCAGGTCGGCCGCTTGCTTGCCTGTCAGCTTGCGTTTGTATTTCAGCGCGGTGGTCGGCACCCCGCCCGTCGCGAACGCGTCCGCGGCGTAGGACTCGGACGCCCACGCGCTCGACAGGTTCGACCAGTACCCCTGCAGCGCCGGCGTACCGACCAGCGCACCGGGGCGCGGATCGCGCTTGACGTGCAGCAGGTCAGCGCGGTCGATCGCGTACCCATACCACGTGTATCGCGCCTCGAGATATTCGTCGTATTCGACCGTCATATATGCGGGGTCGAGCACGATCCACGTGCGCGGATACCCCGTCGCATAACGGTCGGTCACGTATAGGTATGCGTTGCCGTCGTGGTAGCGCGACCACACCGCCGAAAACACCGCCTCGACCAGCGACGTATACACCTCAGGGTCGGGGTTGCCGATCCACGCCGGCGCCGGCGCATTGCCGTGCACACGTAACGGCATGCTCGACACCTGCTGCGCGTTCAGCTGCAGACAGCGCAGCACCGTGCCCAGCGCGTCGCCCAGCATCGCCGGATTGGCGCCGCCCATCATCGCCGCGAATGCCTGCACCAGCGGTGCGATCGTCGACGGGCCCAGCGGCCCGGCACCGGCGCCAGGGTTCGCCGGCCGCGTTGCTCGCCTCAGGCGCGGCAGCCTCACGCGCGCACAGGCTACGCGCGCCCGTCAGTAGATCGCGGGCCCGCCGGCGGTGTCGGCGAGCTCGAGCGCACGCCACCACGCCATGCGCGCCGCGCGCGCGGCGTCGATCGGCCGGCCGTCGTCCGGTGGGCCCAGCCGGAACGAGCCGTCAGGGGTCGGCGCCGCAACAGTGTTCGCCACGTGTTCGGCGATCACCGGGTCGTGGTCGTGCGGCACGCGGCCCTCGAGGATCGCGGCCCGCCAATCGGTCGCGCTCGTCACCTCGAGGTCGATCCGATTCGGCCACCCTGCGACCGGCAGCCCGTCGAGCTCGAGCGACCGCGCCAGGTTCGCACGCGTGCGCGGCGCGACCACCAGCTCGAGCACGTGCCACCGCTGCGCCGCCTCACCGACGACCTGCTCGAGCTCGTCGTCGGTCGCGGCGTCATTCGCCCACGCCAGAAACGTCGCACCGTCGGGGGTGCAGCCGACCAGCGCCACACTCGAGGTCCACGTGCCGGCGAGCGCGAGCACCACGTCAGCGCCGGCCGGTGGCGCCTCGAGCGTCGGACACGCATCCCAGCTGCCGGGCGGCAGCCACAGCGCGATCGGCGCGTCGATCCATTGCCCCAGCCGATACATCCGAAATTCTTGCTCCGTCACTAAGCGCAGCTCGCCCTCGAGTACGTCGTCGAACAGCAGGCCCGCGCGCAGCGCCGGATTCGCGCGGCGCCATTCGCGGCGGTCGTCGATCGCGCAGCCCATCCGCGCCGCGAATTCGACCCACGCCACCGGCGCACCCTCCGCGGCTTGGCGGCGCAGGTGCGCGAGCGCGCTGCGTTCGGCGCCCGGCGCCGGCGTACCGATCGCGAGCACCAGGCTCTCGGCCCGTTTCCCCGCGCCCTGCATGACAGCCGCGAGCACGTCGGGCCCGACGGTCTGCGATTCGTCGACCAGCGCCACGGTGGGGTTCAGGCCCTGCAGCCGCTCGACGTCGGCCGGCAGCGCGGTGAGGTCGCCGTCGTTCCAGCCGCACCACACGCGCCGATCGGTCGTCGACGTATAGACAACGCACCTCGAGTCGAGCTCAGGGTTCGAGCGCACCATTGTGCGAATCGGGCGCAGCAGCGTGCGCGTCACCTGCAGCCCGTTGTATGCGATCAGCGGCACCTGCGGCGCGTCGGGCGGATCGCACAGCGCCCACAGGCCCACCGCCGCCCACGTCGTCGACTTGGCATTGCCGCGCGGTATCTGCAGCCCGCCGGTACGCACCCCCGGCGCGAGTAGCTGCTCGAGGCTTTCGCGCTGGTAGGGGTGCAGGTGCATGAGCTCGCCGGCGTGCGCGCCCGACGGCACCCGGCAGTACGTTTCGACGAATCGGATCGCTCGAGCGTGCCGCGACCGCGTGCGCCACGCTCGCCACGGTGGTCGGCCGCGGTCGATCCGAATGTCGCGGCCCGATCTGCGCTCGCCGGCGTGCGGATCGGCCAGCGCGCCCACGCCTTTCGAGCTCACAGCGACCGATCACGCGCCAGCACGCCGCTCGCTTGCGAGCTCGACCGATCACCGGCGATCTGCTGCGAACGGTGGCGATTGCCTGAG